CTGACTTATTATGACTAACTAGTGCGACGAAAGCCTTAACTTCTTTCGGCTCGCCGATTACTTCTAGGCAGTTTATTACATGATTAGGCATAATTTATTTTGGTTAAAATTTAAATTTAAATTGTTCTGCTTTATGAAACTTATCGGGTGATTTATTAATGTCCTCGCCACATTCCCTACAACGATATACCATATTTTCATCATCTTCAAGTGTTCTATCGAACTTAGGGTATTTGAGAGAGCCGCAATGGGGACATCCATTATATGTGTCATTGTTCATATTTTTTATAAATTGGTTGTCCTCGTCGGCATTCGTCCCGACAACCTATCGTTTATGAGACGATTGCTCTGACAAAGAGTTGAGCTAGAGGACATTAAATTGGTGGCACAAGGGGGACTCCAACCCCCACGGACTTTCATCCAGCGAATTTTAAGTTCGCCATGTTTAGCAATTACATCATTGTGCCTTACAAATTATACTATCATTTTATTAACTTTAAGTCAAGATTTTTTTTCTACAATTAAAGGATAATTTTTATTAATAAATTTAATTGGCTCTAATTGATCTATGAATACTGAGTATTCGGTCGCTTTAAATACCAAAGGAAATCTTGGATTAGAATGAGGGTCTAAAGTTCCTTTCGGGCAACATTCCGCTTTTTCATGAAAAGCTTCCCAAGTTAATTTACCCAATATCCATGCGAAATTGAGAGATTTTTCGATTCCTACAAATACAAAAAAATCACATTTCTTTTCTTTCCAACAGTGTTCAGGTACATGGCAACGAAAATAGGCTTTTAAACGTGGGGCTACGCTGCGAGTCTTGGTTTTAACATCAATAGTTTTACCGCCCTTAATTAAATCATATCTAGTCGTACTATGATCTTCGGCCTGAAGGTATTCAGCAACTAAAATCTGACCTATAAGGCCATTTATTTCTCGTTCTCCATCCATAAACGAATTATTCGCTTTGCGGAGATTAAGTAATTTAGATTTTGCTTTCTGAATTATTTCTGGCGTGATTTTTAATTTAATCATTTAAAAATTATTTTTGGTAGGCCACCAATATTCGAGGTCTGGAGACTCAGCCCAACCAAATTTTCCATACCAAATAGGGTCTTTTCGAAGTAAATTGGAGCGATGGGAACTATGAAATGATTCGTTGCCAAGCCAGAGCGGGGCGGTCTGATTGTCTTTGTGTTTTTCCATTTCTGCGCGAATCTTGGCTTCGATTTCTGCGTAGTATTTCCCGCGCTCCGCTAATACTTTAATTCCCTCAAGGAGATACAGCCCCAAATGGTAGAAATGTCCTTTCCACATTTTTGACGCCGGATGATTCGGCCAGCTACCTCGGATGAGTGTAATGCCTTCGCGCCATACCTGATTGCCAAGACGGGATTTGTCTAGGCATTGCATTGATTTGTAGTAATCTGGATACGGCAAAAAGGTTTGCATATTCGAAGTATGGCAAGGATTTCAGAATGAGTCAATCTATTTCTGCTTGTCCGTCTTGGGCATGGTCATAAACTTGTAGTTGCACCATTCGGCTTCCGTCAGGGGTCGCCCTGCGGCTTTCTCCACCTTGGCGCGGCGTTTTTTGTCAAGTTCAGCCATTGAAGGGTCAATGCCCCTGATATGTTTTGTGGACTACCATTTAATTTAAGTGTAATAAGAAGTATGAAATACATTTCCTGCGTCTATAAAATTTTAAATAAATTAAATAACAAATGCTATATCGGCAGCACACGCGACTTCAACAAGCGTTGGGAAACCCATTTAAGACAATTAAGAAATGGTCGTCATCATTCTGTTTATCTACAAAGGGCTTGGGATAAATATGGAGCAAACAATTTTTCTATTGAAGTGGTCGAACTAACGAAGCCAAAAGACTTATTCAAAAAGGAAAAAATATGGATTGATAAACTAAGTCCCGCTTACAATCTCGGTTCCGTTGGCGGCGGCGATAATATATCTAAACATCCGAATCGGGAAGAGATATGTAAAAAACATTCCGCAAACGGGAAGAGACGTTGGTCGGGACTATCTCAAGACGAGTATAAAAATGCTTGCGACATTGTTTCTGGAGCCAAAAATCCTAATTGGAAGGGCGGAATTTCAAAACCTAAATGTCAAATTTGCGGTATTGATTTATCGTATGGCGCAGAATTATGTAACAAACACGCCAGAACTGGGGAAAAGAATAGTTTTTATGGAAAAACCCATTCAGAAGAATCGAAAAATAAAATGAGACAAAAAAGAATGGGTATTTTACCAGCGAATACTCTACCAGTCACGATTAATGGAGTGAGTTATCCTTCTCAAGCTAAAGCTGCCAAAGCGTTAGGGGTATCTGGAGGAACAATTACTAATTGGTTGAGAGGAATGAAACCGTTCTTCCAAACTTACAAAAATCTAAACACGTTTTAAAACGTATGTAAATTTTCCGTTAGATTCCTTTTTCAACGATGGACTATGTTTATCCGACTCCGAACAAACAGGACTTCCATCTCCCAAGGCGTTAATTTTCGGGGAACTCCCGATATATAAATTCTTCAAATTGATTGAGGCGTTCAAGTCTCTGTCAATCTCATTCTTACAAATTTCACATTTGAATGTTCTGTCTCCTAATGTCAAATTTTCATTCTTCCAACCACACTCACAACAAGTCTTCGATGATGGATAGAATGTATCTGCATATTGAATATCTCTACCATACCACTTCGACTTGTATTCCAACTGTCTCCTAAACTCAAACATCCCAACATCCCCGATTGCCCTTGCCAAACAATGATTTTTCATCATATTCGATACTTTAAGATTTTCCAAAACAATTCCTTGATTCTCGGAAACTATTTTGGTCGTTGCTTTATGTAAAGTATCTTTCCTGATATTAGCAATCCTATGGTGGAGTCTTGCTAATTTTTTCTTCGATTTCTTATAATTATTACTTCCTTTCTTTTTCCTTGATAATTGTCGTTGCTTTCTTTTTAATTTCTTTAAATTTTTGAATAATGCGTTTGGATTTTCAAATGTAGTTCCATCCGAACACGTCGCCAATGTTTTGATACCTAAATCAACTCCAACAATTTTATCTGACACTGGTTGCATTTTAACTTCAGTCTCTACGAGACATGAAATAAACCACTTTCCAGATTTACTAGTAATTGTCACTGATTTTATATCAGCGTCCAATGGAATATAGCCCGATTCTTTTAATTTAATTTTACCGATTCTTGGCAATTTAATATGGTTATCATCTACCAACCATATTGACCCATCTAATTTAAATGATTGAATCTCATTCTTTTTTGACTTGAACTTCGGGAATCCCTTCTTGCCTTTTGTTTTCTTCTTACATTTACTAAAAAAATTTTGGAATGCTCTGTCACAGTTAATTAAACCACTTTGGAAGGCGGTTTTCGAGCATTCATAAGCCCAAGGTAATTCATCAGTTCCTTTGATTTTATTTAATTCCCTGTGAAGTTCGATGTTATTAGGAATCTTCTCTTTTTTATCAAAAGCTTCTTTTTTCTTTGAGAGGGAATAGTTGAATGCGAACCTGCTTGCTCCGAAATGTTTTCGGAACAATGTCATCTGACATTTATTTGGGTCTAATTCAACTTTGTATCCTTTCAAAAATTTAGGCATTTACGTCCTCTTTCTTCTTCCTGTTCTGACTGTTTCTACGACCATAGATTTTAGCAGAAAATGACGCCATTAAGGATAGAATATCTTCTACTAATTCCGCCTCGTAACCTTTACCAAGAATCTCTTCTGCTAACTCAATTTTAACTCCATATGACTTGAAATATGATAAAAGATAATTGAAACAAAATCTCGAAAGTCTATCTTTATGCTCCACTAAAACAATATCAATGGATTTAGATTCTACTAACTCAAATAATTTTTGGAGTTTCTTTCGATTATCATTCATTCCAGAACCAACCTCATCAAAAACAGAAACAATCAAGTAATTACGTTTTAATGCCTCAGTAGTCATGCGTCCTACTTGACGTTCCAAATCTCCTTTTTGTTTCTGCTCGTGAGAACTCACACGACAATAGATTGCTACTCGGTTTGTTCCAACCTTAGTTAGTGGTTCAATATACGTTCCAGCGAATTTTTCAATATCAATTCTCTTATATCTTCGATGTCCACCATCGGTATAAGTTGGAGATAGTTTTCCATCACGTTCATAGTTTCGTAACGTTTCATCGGAGACTCCAAGAATTTCGGCAGCTTCTTTAATTGATAAGATTGGTTTATTCATTCAATCAAACCTTTTTGTTGGAATAATCTAAACCATTCATCGTAGATACGTTGGAATTCTTCAACGGTAGGAACTTCATCTAACTCAAATGGAATTGGATAAATATTCCCATCATCGGTTTCAAATTCAGTTTTGGTGACTTTTGTTATCATTTTTGGTTTTGTCTTCATATATAAATACACTTTATTTTCACAAAAAGTCAAAAAATCTTTAACTTTCTTTAGATATTTTAGACTAAATGATAACTGTTGTCAACCCCATAACAAAAAAATTTTTACCGTTGAGAAGCCCTCCTAAACCGCCACGGGCATCTTAATGGGTGGGTGGCTCTCATATCCAACTAATTCAATATCCTCATACTTAAACGAGAAGATGTCCTTAATTAATGGATTGAGTTTGATTGTCGGTAGATTTGGGAGCGGGTTGCGGGATAGCTGCTCTTTTACGCCGTCGAGTTGATTTACATAAATATGACAATCACCAATAGACCAAACAAACTCCCCCGCCACCATATTAACGCAATGAGCTATCAAAGACGTTAGTAACGAATAAGAAGCTATATTAAACGGCCCTCCAATCGGTAGGTCTAAACTTCTTTGATAAAGTTGACAATTCAAACGACGTACAGGGATGCCATCTTGGTCAAATCGTTCCATGAAATTTTTTCCTTCGAAATTAGGAACATAAGACGGAATAGAACCGTCAGCTAATGCGAATTTCTTTTGCCACAAATCCAAACGTTCGGCTTCAGTAAGAAGCTCTGTATGAAATTGAAGGAAGCAATGGCATGGC